TTAATACGCCTTTTGGCTAAAGACAACAATTGCCTCATCTGCAGGGGCATCGTCTTTATATTTGTTGTAAAAATGCACCCTTACAGTAATACCTTTGTCAAGAACTTGTGCTCTGACATATCCATAATTGCCTACAGCACCATACTCATATCCCATTTGTGTCCCTTGAAGTGGTGGAGTTGCCTTCATTCTATTGTATGCCCACACGGCAATTGCTGTAACTGTGCTATCTTGTACGGTCTTTGCATGTTTTCTAATTTCCATTTTTATTCTCCTTTTATTTTTTATCCAAATATTCAAGTGTTTTATTCAAGATCGAGAAAAATTCACCACGCTTGAGGTTGTCATTCAAACGTTCGCCAGTGGTTAAGCCTAGTTTTTTTAGCCTATCAGCGTCTCTCTGATAAGGGCTGGGTGCTACCACCTTAGGTTTAGGCTCACTAGGTTTCTTCAAGCGATTTAACTCTGCTTGCACTAAAGCAATAAACCTCTGCCACCCTAACTCCTCGGTTCGGTGCGGGCAAGCCGTTGCACTAAATTGCTTGTGCTTATACAGCTTATCCACGCCCCAGCCATATTGCTTTAGGACTTCAGCAATGTATGCTGCAGCATTATCCTCTGCCTTTAAATAAATATCCTGAGGGCTTGTGCTTCTGGCGATTTCTATACCTATAAGATTCCTATTTGCAAATCCGTTTGGACCATCACCGGCATGCCACGCATTACGGGAAAAAGGTATTGCCTCGACCGCCTCATTTTCATCTATTGCGACATGAAAACTTACAGGGCTGGCATTGCTCAACATTTGACTGACAACATCTCTTGCACTCTGCGCACTTGCCGTGTTGTGTACTATGATTCCCTTAGGCACCATGTCATAAGAGGCTTTTAGATAATGCTTATTTGATGGTAACCAATTACTGACTAATTTATACGTCATAACCGATTCCCGCCCCATCTACGGTCTCTTTGGGCAATCTATCTACTATGGCACCTAACTTATTGACTTCGCTTTCAATAGCTAGGTCTATCTTTGCCCCATCAATATTGATACCGTTCTCTGTCAATTTCTGAAGAACATATGCCTTTCTATCTCTAATAACCCCACTCTTGTACAGCTGTTCTGCTGCGCCTACAGCGATTTTGATAAGTTCCATCACCTTATCATTCTTTTGCTTGTTGTGTGCTAACTTGCCAAGATAGGCTACTCCTAAGGCAAAGATTAATTGTATTACTGTAATCACTACTTCTGTTAAATCTAAGTTAAACATCTTTATTTTCCTCACTATCTTTATTTTTATTTGCGCCTAGAAACTTTTCAGCAAAGGTTTGCAGTCCCTCAATTTTTACGCCTAATTTGCGTAAATTCTCCAATACTGAAGCAAATTCCATGACGATATACCCCATGTACAGCACGCTAAGTGCTGCAATGCCAGCCTTAGCGGGAATTAATACCGATAAGGGAATACATACAGCAAGAAGGACGAGACTGCCAACTTTGCGCAAAATACCATTAATCCCTTCTGAGCTTGTAAATTTAATATTTGCATTGCGCCAAGCTGCTGCGGTGCCTAAAAGAAAATCTACAATCATAAGCACAGAAAGCACTGTTAGCATGTAAAAGACCTTGCTTTCTTCTGAAGCCACACAACTTTGAAAAAATTTAAAAATTTCTTCTGAAATCATCCATTCCATCACCCTTTCAAATCAAAAACAAAAGCACCTATCTCACAATTGATAGGTGCTTTCTTGTAATTAACCTTGTGGCACCAATGGCTTGCCATCAGTACCTACACCATACGCATCTAGCCAGTATTTTACTGCTGGACGCCATTCTGGCGTGATGTCTTCCCATTTTAGTAAGCCTTGCATGATTGCATAGGCTAAATGAAATGCAAAACGCATATTATCACCTCCTTTCAGAATATAAAAAAAGCATTTAATCGCTAAGATTAAACGCTTCATGATTGCTCACCCATTGCACTTTTTAATGCGTCAATATCCATTGTCATTCCATCTGGCAAAGGTGGTAAACTATTCAATTTTGGTAACTCTGGAGGGGTTTTAGGTAACTCACTAGGCGGCTTGATTGACGCCATTCCTAGCTCCATGACCACGGCTTTTACTTCTTTTAGTTCTTTAGTAACTTCTTTCAATATGTCATCTGCATTTTTATGTTCTTCCGTTGGCTTTTCTTCCTCTTCTTGTTTAGGAACCTCTTCCCAAGCATTCCCTGTCCAACGCTTGCCCAGTTTGCTACTAGCCTCTTCATAGCTAGTGAATGCTTTAAAGACTGTGTTGTCTTTGAAGTCGTCTAATTCACCATCTACGATAGCCAGCTGTTTTACTAGCCCTTTGTCGTCAATTTCAACCAAATATAACGTCATAATACACCCCCATTAATAGTATTCAATGACTTGCCAAGAGAGAACAAATTTCTTTATGTTATGCGTTTGCTCTTTCACAAAATCCCCTGCCTTTACAAATTCAAAGGTCAGTTGCGACGCACTGCTTAAATAACCAACTACATGAGATGATATGAGACGGTCGTAATTTACCTGTGTTATATTGCATAGCACTAAACATTTACTCATTTGTACTGAAAAAGGCATGTTCGCAGTATAACTATACACATCTAGCTTTAAATTTCCTGAGCCATAACTTCTTTCAACCAGTGAATTCCATATATCACAACTCCTAATAGTGCCACTCTGCACTCTTTTAATAACACCCTTAGATACGATGTTATATGCTCCCTTTGCATGGGTTTTACTTTCGACTACATCCAAGGCTATGTTACTCACAATATTGTCCATAGATGCTAGCGTTGTGTTAGTTTGATTGACCTTGGTCTCTACAGTGCCTACCTTGCTTGTGATTGTGCTAGCAATGTTGTTGAGGTCTTGCCCTACTTTATTCACTGTTACTTGACTAGACTTCGTATCAACATTTTGTTTTAAGGCGTCTATTTTATTGCTTAGGTTGCCAAGCGCTATATTGGGGTTACTGCCTTGACTTGCTGAGATAAGGCGGTCAATTCTAACATTCAACTTCTTTAAAAAAGAATAAATCAATACATTATTCACGAAACCACTCCTTTCCAGCCATTTTGCAACTCTGTCCAGTTTTCAGATTTGGATACCTGACCACTTGGCAAATTTAAAGTTGTTGTAACTCGAAACCCACTCGCTAACTCTTCGGTGACTCTTTGCGCAATCAACGTACCTGATAAATGTACTTGCTCGGTCACTAAATCATAACCCCCTGAAGTACTGAGAGTGGCTGTGTACTCTATCCCTTTCGTCTCTGCCCATACATCAAAGGTTTTTGTGGCATCTATCAACTGTGACAGGTCTTTTTTTGTTGTTTTCGCATAAGCATCTAGCTTTGTAAAATTTTGATTAAAGACTGCTATATCATACGCCTCGCCCACATCAGGCAAGCTTAGCTTTAATACTTCTGACTCTGTTGCCATCTTTCACATTTCACCCTTTCGCCTCTGATTCTGCACGAACTACTGCACTTGAACGCAATTCCTTATGTGTGTATTTTGCCAACTCTGTATGGGTTAATTTGCCTAAAACTGCATGTGTGTTATACATTAAATCAACCTCATAAAGCATATTTGCGGGCAAAACAGCTCTAAGTAAGCCCTTAACTATTTCAGCTTGATGTTTGCTCCTCAACGCCACCAGAACCTTAACAAAATACCTTGCCTCATCAATTTCTAAGATAAAGCCATTTACGCCGCAAAGTGCTTCTAACATGCGATACAATGACCGCTTTGTGTAAATTGTCCTTGCTGCCATTTTTGCTATAATCGCAAGCCGTCTGTCCTCTATCGTAGTGTTTTCTGAGGAAGACAATCCCCACCATCGTTCCAATCTAGAAAGAAGAGGTTCCTCGATTGTGTCCGTAAAACCATCACGCAAAAGCATATTTATGCCCCATAAAGCCTCTGCCAAAGCCTTATTTTCTGCCTTGTAAATCGCCATCATGGTATTGCTCTCACGTACAAATGCTGGAACATGCCTCTCTGTTTTTAAAGGGAATAAAATTACGTCATTCATACCTTTATTCCCCCTAAAACTGGAACACTATCCACTGCAACCATATAGTTCTCCTCTTTGCCGTTCAGCTCTGTATGCCCTATATCAGTGATAGCATTGAGTTTTAAAAGTCTAGATTCGATTTGTGAAATATACACCATCAAGCGTCCATCTTTCCATCCTTGACGCACCTCTTTAAAATATGTCTCTATCGTTTCTCTTACTGAGTTTTGCACACTTTCCCACGTGTTTCCGGCACTATAAGTAAGGTGCAAGACAATATTAACAGTATCCCTACTTGCTCCTGTAACTGTAACCTTGTGTCCTATAGGTGCTAGCCCAAGCCCTTGCCCTGTGTAACCAATAGGGTCTATAGCCTCTTTAACTTTACTGACCAAAGCGCCACTAGGTGCATTAAATTCACTATCTACAATAGTCAATCCAACTGTACCGGCACCATAGGCTGTAGGCTTAACCTTGACTGAACCAACGCCAACAATAGACAGGGTCATGCGTTCATAATCAGCAATATTCCCACCATAACTCTGTCGGTGTATATCGGTTTGACATCGTGCCAAAAAAGCCTCATGCGTCTCATCATCACGCCCAGGGTCTATGATTTCTTTTACAATTGCCGACCTTAATTCCTCAATAGGCTCAATTGGTGTTAATCTATCGCCGATTTTAATGCCAAATATACCTGGGGTTTCTGCTACTAGCTCATAGGCTTTAGGGTTAGTATCCACCACAATAAAATTGACATCTTGCCAATTGAACCTTGTCCCCATTTCTATAGAAACATCAAATTCTCCGATAATACGCATAGGTTCGGCACCTCTTGGAGATAGTCCGAAAGGTGACGCCCAGCGTTTTAAGTGAGTAAAATCGGCAGTCATTGGATCGAGTTGGTCATATACCCAACCAAGGGACATGTACAGCTGTAACATTTCCAAGCTGTTAGGCGCTAGGGCATTGTAAATAACAGAACCCTCGCGCCTATCATATTCTTCCGGTACTGCGTCTAATTTACGCTGTAGTAAATCCTCAAAAGATTCATCAAACACTTAACTCCTCACTCCCTTCCAAGTCTCCTGCGATGGTGCGTATTTTGTACCATATTGTTAAGGTGCGTCCTACACTCTGATAGGGATCTATGTAAAAATCTTCTACAGCTAGAATCCTATCGTCCATCAACAGCGCCTCTGTAATTCTAGATTTTAAAATAGGGAAGATATATCTTTTTGACTGTCCTACTAAATCAGCAGTATACAGACCATGGCTATGGCTATAGATAGGAAAAGCATAGCGTTCTGTGCGCAAGATAGCATAGACAGATTGGGCGATTGCTTCAAGTTCATCTATTCTTTGTCCATCATTTGCAAGATGTAAACGCCAAGAAGATAGTCCTTCTGGTGTACTGTTCTCTCGTGTTGGAGGTGTTTCGATATAATTATCATGTTCAGGTATCATAGTTCTACCTCGTCCTATATAAATAAATGTATTTTTGCCATCCATCATCCTGAATGAATACATGGGTTGAGCCAATATCTTCACGTTTAAACGTTAAGCCGTAGGGGATAGTAACATCCTTTTGACTGAAAGTGATGTCCGTCCCACGACTAAATTCTATAGGGGAAACACTTGTAAGTTTTGCAAAAACCACACGATTCAGCTTCATAGCTTGCACCGTGCGAACCACTAGCAAGGCCACTGCTTTCCTAAAATTCGTCAAGTCCATACTTCCCCTCCTATCTATGGCTTTTTAGCCATCCCATCACATCTATAAACTCATGATTAGCTACTTCGGAAGCCCTGTGGTTTTCTGTGTGAACGATAAAGTCGCCACCCCACATGCTTGTCGCCACTACAGAGCCGTCTTTATTAACTCTTTCCACAAATGAAATGTGACCATACCAAACGCCATTTAATGGCACGACATACCCACCTCTTTGTTGGCACATAGCCGCCCCAACAAAGGGCTTACCTTTTACGACAGGCATTCCATACCTACGAGCGCTATTCGCCCATTTACCACCATGATCCATAGACAAGCCTATAGATTTCTTTGTGAGCTGGTAATATCTGTTATACATGTACCATGTACAGTGTCCTGGTGCTCCCTTATTGTTAGGGTCTTTCGTCCAATTATATGGTGCATAGCTCCCTGTTGTGCTTGTGGTCGGTGCGCTAAATTGATGATTCGCCCATTGTGAATAAAATTTATTGGCACTGGCATAGCGCACTTCCATGCGGTGAATACTCCCTCGCTCAAAGCTGTTATAAAAGGCGTCAGTTGCCCATTTGACGTCCTTCGCTTGCTTAAACTTTGCTAATCCGCCATAGTTGTTCATAATAGCTACTGTTGTTGCCTCTCCGCCCTCAAGCTCATACAGTAAAAATTCCACTTGTGTCTCAACTGCCCAAGGGTTTTTATTGCTATTGCGCGCCCAACGTAGCAGAATCGGCCAGCGTCCTGGATTCTCCCATTGCGCTATCCCTGTGCCGGGGCCACGTCCATTCTGTAGAATCGTTGGATTAACTCCACTTTCAGCGTCTAGATTGCCCAGTATTCCGGCTGCTGCTGCTGCGCTATAACCTCTACCTCTTAAGATGTTCCACGCTTTCGCTGCATTTGATGTTTCTGGGATTTTAGACGATCCATGTATCTCATCTCCTGTTGTTTCTGTTGTAGATTGTCCCTTTGTGTCTTTTTTATCAGAATAAGCGCCTGATATATCAGTAGCAGGCATAAATTTATCATTAATGATTTCCATGTCCATAGTGTGCCTATTGCCTCGTATCTTATGCGTGATGCTATCAACCATAAACCAAGCATTCACGACCATGTCGCCTAGATTAAGCGATACAGCTACCAAAGAACCACCACGGATAGAAATGTCTCCTTTGCAATTTTTAAGCTTTAGAGAGCGTACAGGACGACTGACAAGAGGTAATAGCTTTCTCGTTCGTTCTGATACTGTTGCAAAATCTTCATTAGTCACAGCATGAAATTGCAACATACCCCACTCTTTTACTGCTTGCCTGTCTTTGTGTCGCATACCTTTCTCGCCACCCCAGGCTTCATCTTTGATAAGAATGTCAAGCACATTATAAGTGCCATTATCAATAGTAACCCCATAATCCCATGAGCCTATATTGCGCTCATTAAAAACAAACTTCCTAAACATCATATTTTTTGCTTCTTTGAGTGTTAATCTACCAACATCATCATAAAAAACAAAATAGCGCCCACTTTCAATTAATGTGGATTCTAAAGAGTTATTAATCATTGTGAAAAATTCGCTATTTTCCTCACTCCTGGACATCTTGACGCCGGTTGGTTCAAGCGTGCCAACAAGTAGCCCTCTATCTCCGGCAATCATGGCAATCAGTTCATCTGTAGCCCTATCTTGATATTGCAATGTACCCTTATATTTTAAATAGCGTAATTGATCATATGCCAAGCACTTAATTCTACGTCTATTCTCTCTTGTTTTCTTGAAGATATAGCCCTTAAATACTGCCTTGCCATCACAAAATAACACCACAGGATTACCACATTGGAAATTCAACTCTCCAACATTGACTACCTCAAATTCCATCTTGCTTGGATCCTCTTTGCGCCTATAGGTCAGTGTAATATCACCAGCTAAAGGCGCGCGATAGGTCTTATTTGATCTAGTGTTAGTAATTTCAATAAACCATTCGGCCATTGTTATAACTTCCCTATCCTTAAAAATTTCACACCTTTAAGAGTGTGGGGCATTTTCTCTCTACCATTTGCTTTAGCAATATTAATCCAATATTTACTATCACCATAATAATATCTAGAAATTTCTGCCAATGTTTCACCAGGCGTTACTGTATGTGTGCAAGGCACCTTAGGTTTACCGGCGCCAGCTGGACGTGATTTGACTAATGAGGCTTTCCCATTTTTAAATTTTACCTCTTTGCTTAAAACTGGATTGTCTTGGATTAGCTCTATTGATATTTCCATATCGTCCATTAGCTTGCTGGCATCTTCTTTTATCGTATACTCACCTAATCTAACTCGCATATGGGTATCGCTATCAAGGGACTTGTCATAGTTACGTATGACGGCGAAATCTACTGCTAAACCTTTGACCTTAACCTCTTCCAACTTTTGTAAAAAATAAGATGGCGGCTTAAAGCCACCTTTGTACTGTGCCCAAACATACTCGTGTGCCGGTAAAAGCACCACAAAACTTATCCGAGAAAGCCCAGGCTTTTGCCCAAAAACAAACTCACCACCACTGGCCAAGTCAATGACTTCGTTTTTATCTTTAATTTTGACTGTGATTTCACTAGGTGCCACTGGAAAGAGCATTTTATCCAGATACACTTCATATTGTGTGCCGGCAAGGTCATATTCAGAATATCGCTTATACTGTCCACTTAAATCATCCAATGCGTCAGCAGTTTGATTTGCAAGCTTTTCCATGCGCTCTAGGTCTGATTTTGCATGTTGCTCACGTTTTAAAGCCTCATCTAGCGATGGATAACCTTTGGGTAGATGTGTAGGGTTCATGTGTTTGACTTCCCACACGACTTTCTGTGCGCCTTTATAATTCATTTGGGCAGCCCTTAGCCCTCTGCGCAAAAGTTCCGCATCTTTTTTCGCTTTACTGCTTTCATTGATACTGGAAGAGCTTTCCAAGGTCTTAGGACTAGGGCGTTTGCCGTTAGCTAAAGCCCCCTCATTTGCTAGCTCTAACGCACGCATAAATTCCTCTTTAAGCAAACTCTAGCACCCCCTCGCTACCACTATTGATGCTTTCTAATAAACTAGCACCCAAGCTAGTACCTAAGCCGTCAATATCAAAACTGCTGTCTGCATTTTTAAATTCATTTCTGACATCAAGCTTATTGTGGTTGTGAATAACAGTAACCCTATTGGTTAATGCTGATTTTGTTAAAACGCTTAAGCTGTTTAGGCTTTCTTTCAGACTATCTCTAATACCAGCTGTATTGCTTTCAATTTTTCCAAGTTTCGCTTTTGTTTCATCATCATCTTTGACCAGTCCAATACCTTTGCCATAGTCTGCTTGCCCTATAGTATTTGCAAAGGGATTCTTAAACTCTTTTACGTTGTTCCAAATTTCTTGACCTTTAGCTTTGCCCTTGCGCCAACCCTCGCCCACTGAGCTATACTCCCAGCCTTCGATAGTTTTGATTAGATTATCACCAGCATCAAGCGCTTTGTGGGCAAATTCAAAACGCACCTCTTTCCCAGTGAGTAAGGTGCCAGCTTGCTCTACAATAAAAAGCAATGTTCTAAGCTTTCCAAGCGTTGCATTAAAGAAAAATGCCCATGCTTTTGCCAAAAAAAGCACTACATTTTTACCCGCGGCGCCAATAGCCCCAAAGGCCCCACCAATAACCCCTGCCACATCATC